ACGCCCGTTTTAATTACTAACCCGTTAAATTACCTTGAAAAAGCAGGTAGCACCGGCACGTTACGCCGCACACTGAATTCGATTGGCTCAATCGTTAAAACGCCAACGGTGATCGTGCGAGTTGCCGAGTCGGAAGATAGCGACACCTTAACCGCAAATATTGTCGGCACGCAGGAAAACGGCAAATTTACCGGTATTAAGGCGTTATTAACCGCTCAATCAACCGTGTTTGTTAAGCCGAAATTGCTTTGTGTGCCACAGCACGATAATCAAGCAGTTGCAACCGAATTATTAGCCGTTGCGAAAAAGCTGAATGCCTTTGCCTTTATTTCAGACAACGGTGCAACCACCAAAGAACAAGCCTATGCTTATCGCCAAAATTTCTCCCAGCGTGAAGGTATGATGATTTTTGGTGACTGGCAATCGTATAACACCGACAAAAAAGCCTATGATACCGATTATGCAGTGGCCCGAGCTTGTGCGTTGCAAGCCTATATCGACAAAACTGTCGGCTGGCATAAAAACATCTCAAACGTAGAGCTAGACGGTGTAACCGGTATCACTAAACCGGTAGAGTTTGATATTAACGAGAGCTCAACCGAGGCAAACTACCTGAACGAAAAAGGCATTACCATTTGCTTAAACCATAACGGTTTCCGCTATTGGGGTTCCCGCACTCTTGCCACCGATACCCGCTGGGCGTTCCAGCAGTCTGTGCGAACAGCTCAAATCATTAAAGAGACCATTGGTGCAGGCTTAACTTGGGCGGTGGATATGCCACTCACACCGCTACGAGTAAAAACAATGCTTGAGGCGATTAACAACAAGCTCCGCTCTTGGGCATCTGGTGATGACCCTCGCATTTTAGGTGCTCGTGTGTGGGTAGCTGAAGAGATCACCGCAGATATTATCAAATCAGGCAAATTTGTTATTAAATACGATTACCATTGGATTCCGTCCCTCGAAAGCCTAGGCTTAGAGCAACGGGTCAATGATGAATATGTAGTGGATTTAGTCAATACACTTAAAGCGTTATAGAGGTAAAAATGGGATTACCGGCAAAACTTAAGAATTTTAATTTTTCGGTGGACGGCACAAGCTATTTGGGCGAAACCAATGAAGTGACACAGCCGAAACTGGCTATGCAACTTGAAGACTACCGTGCAGGCGGAATGATTGCCCCTGTGGGTATCAATATGGGTTTAGAAAAACTGGAGCTTGAATTTAAAACGGGCGGACACGAAGACGATTTAATCAAGTTATTCGGTGGGACAATCAGTGGTAATGCGTTCCGTTTCAACGGTGCATACCAACACGATGATGACGATTCAGTCGATGCGGTGGAGTTAGTCTGCCGTGGGCGAATCGCTGAAATTGACGAAGGCTCAAGCAAAGCCGGTAATGATACCGAGCATAGCTATAAAGCCTCGCTAACCTATTACAAAAAAACGGTGAACGGTGTCGATATTATCGAAATCGACACCCTCAACCAAATTTACATTGTCGATGGCAAAGACCGCTTAGCGGAAATTCGCAAGGCGATGGGTTTATAGATTTCCCCCTAAATTTTCCCCAAAAGCCCCTTCCCCTTTTTTCAAGGGGCTTTTAACGATAAATAATTAAGGATTAAACAATGAAAAAAGTAACATTAAAACAAGGCATTTTGCGTGGTGAAAAACGTATTACCGAGATTGAGGTGCGTAAGCCATTAACCAAACAACTGCGTGGCACAAATCTTACTTCATTAATGCAGTTAAGCGTTGATGAGTGGTGTATTGTACTGCCACGCATTACCACGCCAAAATTAGACAAAGCCGATTTTGCCACAATGTCGGCAGCAGATTTACTTAAACTTTCCGGCAAAGCCCTAGATTTAATGAGCGAAGACTTCGATGAGGCAGACGAAGAGGACAGCGAAGAACAGGGAAAGGGCGAGATTTTAGCCTAATTCCACAGTTTGTTGATGACGCTATTGCTGATATTGCTACCGTGTTTCATTGGACACCCAATGCCTTTGATGAAATGACGATTGTCGAACTCGGGCAATGGCGAGAAAAAGCCCGCTTACGAAGTGGGGTAGAAAGTTAAAACAAGCGGTCGTGTTTCGCAAAAAATTTGCAAAATTCGACCGCTTTTAGAAAGGTGTTTATGATGATCTTATTTTTAATTTGGCTCGCTGATTTTATTGGGAAAGTTCACGTTATCATTAACGTATTTTTCTTGCTTGCGATTATTTTATGTATTGTTGGAGGTATAACCTTTTGTGCTAACTCCAGTGAGTACGATAAGGCAGAAATAAAATGGCATAATTGGGGGAAAACAAAAGTTTATCTTGCCATTAAAGTAGCGATTGCATCTGCGATTATTGGAGCGATTATCCCTTCAAAAAATACCTATTATGCAATGGTGGGAGTATATGTCGGGCAAGAGATCATCGCTAATCCGACCTCGCAAAGATTATTTGATAAATCTATTCAAGCCATTGAGTTAAAACTTGATGAAGTGATTAATTCAGACTTAAAAAAAGATAAGTAATGCTCCAACAATTCGCAATGATGTCGCTAGGCTATTTTGTGTTTATGCGATCGACAATCCCTTATCAAGACACCAGTCGAGAGATGAACTGGTCGCACGTTCAAAATGATGTGGTTGGGGCAATGCCTAAAAATCAATTTACCGGCAAGGCGGGTGAAACCTTTGAGATTTCGGGCGAGCTACGCCCTGAAATCACAGGGGGCAAGCTCTCCATTCTTGCCCTTGAGATGATGGCAGAGCAAGGTACGGCTTATCCGTTGATTAGCGGGTCGGATTTTATGATTCTAGGTTGGTTTGTCATTGAGCGTATCAGCGTGCAGGAAACCACCTTTTTTGCAGACGGCACGCCCCGAGCGATTAGCTTTTCGATGTCGCTTAAACGGGTTGATGATAGTCTGCTCGCCAATATTATTGATGAGGTCGCAGGGTTTATTTAATGGATTTTTTAACAGAGCTAACCAATCATAACCACCGCACACTGGCTGTTTCGGTGACGGTTCGCCCAAAGCCAAGCAAAGGCAATGAGGGCGAAAAAGCCAAAGATATTTCCAGCCTGATTACTCACCGCTTAATTCAACTCACCTTAACCGACAACCGAGGCTTTGAGGCGGACCAGTTAGATTTAGAGCTGGACGACACTGATGGCTTACTCGCTTTGCCAAGTCGAGGAGCGATTTTATCGGTCGGGTTAGGCTGGCAAAACAGCCCCCTGACCTACAAGGGCGAATACACAGTGGACGAGCTAACCCACGACGGCCCGCCGGATAAAGTCACAATTCGGGCAAGAAGTGCTGACTTGCGAGGCACGCTGACCAATCGCCACGAGCGGAGCTTTCACCGCACGACTATTGGTAAAATTGTGAAACAGATCGCCGAAGAGAACAAACTCAAGCCGATGGTGGGCAAGGAGTTTGAAAACGAGGAGGTGAAACACATTGACCAAACCAACGAAAGCTCTATTAATCTCTTGCAACGCCTCGCAGAACAATTCGATGCCATCGCCACCGTGAAAAACGGCAATTTGATTTTTATCAAAGCCGGAAATGCTACAACCGCAAGCGGTAAACCGTTACCCCTGTTTCGCATTACCCGCAGTTCGGGGGATTCCCATAGCTTTTCGATTGCCGAGGGGGATAACTACAAAGCGGTTAAAGCCTATTGGCACAATACGCAAACCGGCAAGCGAGGCGAGGTGACGTGGGACGAAAACAGCCAAGTTAAAAAAGTGACTAAGCCTACAATGCGTAAAAAGACAAAAGTTAAACGAGGGGCAGACGGCAAGCCGATAAAAGGCAAAGACGGCAAGAGCATTAAAGAGACCGTTTTTGTAAAAGGCAAAGGCAGAGAGGTGAATCAGGTGGTGCAGAGCAAGCCGATTGAAAGCGATAGCGAGGCAATTAAAACCCTACGCCATACCTATGCCAGCGAACAATCAGCAATTAATGCCTGCAAACGGCATTTTGAAAAACTGGAGCGAGGGGTAGCCACTTTTAGCCTAACCCTTGCCGAGGGCAATGCGGAGATTATCCCCGAATTACCGGTTCAGGTTTCAGGCTTTAAGGCGGAGATTGATAGCAACGAGTGGATAATATCACAGGTAACACACAGTTTAAGCAAAAGCGGAGGCTTTACCACCGCCCTTGAAATGGAGCTGAAGCCGAAAGAAGAAAAAGGGGAAGAGTGATCTTCCCCTTTGAGTTTATTAATT